TCAGGCTCCGGAACTTCATGCACAACCGGCGGTTCAGGCTCCGGAACTTCATGCACAACCGGCGGTTCAGGCTCCGGAACTTCATGCACAACCGGCGGTTCAGGCTCCGGAACTTCATGCACAACCGGCGGTTCAGGCTCCGGCACTTCATGCACAACTGGCGGTTCAGGCTCCGGCACTTCATGCACAACTGGCGGTTCAGGCTCTGGCATTGCAGGAGCAGGTGAATCAATGACATTTATGTCATGCAAAGTAAAGTTATGTCTGCATGTAGGGCAAGTTGAGTTATAACCATTTGAAGCACCTTGCCACCACCTGAAAATGTTTTTAAAGCGAAATATATGATTGCAACCTTCGATGCTTATTCGCTCACCAGCTGGGATAATTTCGTGGTCAATAGGACATGTTTGTTGATTTCTTGGTTCCGAGTAAGGATTGAATACTTGCCTTGGTGTAGTCGGAACATAAAGAGGCGAGTCAGGTAATGAAGGAGCATAGCGCGGAGGCGCGCTTCCAGTGACAGGTGCAAATGCTCGTTGAACAGCATTTGAACGCGCAAGTCGTTGTGCAACACTGCGCATAGTATTATACCGGCTACCTCCAGGTGAATGAAAATTTCGATTAGTTCCTCGCTGTTCAAAACTCCAAGTGTTCGGCAGATCAAACAACAATTGGCCACTGCGACCATCTCGAAATGGACGCATGCGTCTATGTGCATGCGGTGGGTCGTCTTCTATCTCAACTACACTTGCATCACTTTGTTCATCAGAGTCCGATGATGCCGACTCTGTCATGGAGACTGCTGTGGACTGAACTCTGTGGTTTGAAGGCTTTGGTCATTAGACACACGCCAAATGTCAGGGTTTTTTGGACCTGACATTTCAGGGTTGAAATGTCTGAACAAAAAAACCCTGACATTTTGGGAACCATCACCTGACAGGTCCGCGCCTTTGGACCTGACATTTCAGGGTTGAAATGTCTGAACAAAAAAACCCTGACATTTTGGGAACCATCACCTGACAGGTCCGCGCCAAAATCCCAAAATACTCCCATGAATTATCTTGGTCTACAACAACGACCAAAGACTTGCTTACGAGCAGGAGTAGGTTAGACTGTAACACAAGAAAGAAACGAAACGATATGCAAAGTTACTGCATCGTCTGCAAACTGCTATTGCCATTGACAGATAGAATTTGCACGCAATGCTTGAATATTGACTTAATGGATGATGTACCACCAATTAGTACTATGTTTACTTGTGACGAGTCCACTATGTTTGGCGATGCTCTCGCACTTTCACCTGCAGGTGATGACCTTAGTACGATGCTAGAGGAGCCGGCACTGCAGCCGTCATGTTCACACGAAGGTGATGATGTTCAAGCACGTTCACGTGCAAGGTATGATGTTCAACCAACAGAAGATGCTTACTTAAGTGGCGCAGATCCAATCGCACTTGTTCCTGGAGTTTCTGACGTTCATATGATGATGCTAGAGCAGACGCAACTGCAAACGAAACCGTTGGTTGAAAGTGAGCAAAGAACAGCGAATTCTTCTCTGGTTACTTCAGATGAATCTTATGAGATGAGCGAGCGCATTTGTTATGCAGATGAACTTAGTGACAAGTTTGCAAAGGATGAGAGCATACTGCAAGATAAGATTAGTAAGCAACATGAGCGATGCGAAAAAAATTATTCAGACAATATTCAAGGTGGAGAGAGAATAAGGCCTTCAAAAGCTTACCATCACTGCAGTTGCTTTAGCAGATTCGGCGGCCAATGTTGTGAAGTTTACATACCAAACCTGACTGCTGAAACTAGAAATTATAAGGCTAAAGGCAAACTCAAACACTGCAGTCTTTGTATCGAGTTGGGTTGCAACATGAGAGGTTGCCAAAAGGATACAACAGTTGCATTGAAATTACTGCCTGCTTATGCTGCTGGACGAGCAGATGAATTAGCAACTGATGTGGTAAAATTGCTTGGTCTGAGACATGACACAAACAATAACCTGAAACCAGAACTTAAAAATTTGTTGGGTCTCGATGCTAATGCTGGTTTGAACTTGCAAATGGTACTGACGAAGACAATAAAAAAATTAAATGCGTCTGACTGCAAAAACAAGTTGCCAGATGATGTTGTACGGAAATTTGAGAAAATGATCACAAAGCCAGCAGAAAATCCAAGTCTTGATATAGAGGGATTTATTTTGCAGATTTTGCAGATGTTTGTTTTTCTGCAAGACTATATTATTTGTGATGACACACTTGGCTCAGTCTGCAGGGCTTAAGCGACGGCGAGGCCCGTGAGCCAAGCGCAGCACCAACGGAGGTTGAAATCCTCCGTTGGTGACGTGGTAGGTCACCAGCCCACCGCCCTTCTCAGCGGTGCGGCCTGCTGTTCAAGCATGCTCGCCTCAGCGCCAAGCTCCCGGGTGGGTTTTGCCACCACATTATTTAAAATGAATATTTGTCTTTTGCTTTCTGTTTCCCAAATTTTGTTCTTTATGTTATTTGCTTTTATGTTGTTTGCTTTTCTTTATGTTGTTTGCAATAATAAGTTGTAAAATTTTGTAACATAAATGTAGTCCGTACTCCGGGGAAATAGGGTGTTTCGTCGAAAACTACTCGTAGAGTTTGTGCGCATTAAGTTGCTAAATTTTGTAAAAATATTTCTGTTTATGTCGTATGTATTTACACTGCCATTTTGGCTTTTATAGTTGGGTGAGAATCATAATTAAGTAATCTTATATCATCAGCAACAAAGTCATCAATATTCTTCACCTGCCTTTTGAAAGCAATTGTTGGAAAATCATAGGGAATTCTGGTAATTTGCTGCTTAACTTGTTCAATATGATTAGAATATATGTGAGTATCTCCTAGAACTAATATCAATCTGTGAGGTGTTTTTCCAGTAATGTGTGCAATAATGTAAGTGAGAAGAGCGTAACTTGCAATATTGAAAGGAAGTCCAAGAAAACAATCAACAGAACGTTGATACATTTGACAACTCAATAAATTGCCATCGACAAAAAACTGACACATGATATGACAAGGAGGTAAAGCCATTAAATTTAGTTGTTCTGGATTCCATGCTGTAAATAAAATACGCCGGGATGTGGGGTTATTTTTTATTAAATCAATACATTCTTGTAATTGGTCAACTCCTTTAGAATCTGGTTGAGAATAATCTGCATTCCATTTTCTCCATTGATATCCATATATTGGTCCAGCGTCACCAACATTACGGTCAAGTAGACCTATTGAATCAAGATATTCCCTTGATGTATTCCCGTCCCATATATGAACAGATTCATTTTGTAACAATTTAACATTCGTATGTCCTTTTAAGAACCATAATAATTCATGAACAATTCCTCTCCAATATACTTTTTTGGTTGTGAGTAAAGGAAACCGGTCAAGAGAAAATTCTAATCTTTCACCGAATAAACGTATTGTTCCGGTATTTGTTCTATCTAAAGAATATTTACCATTATATAAAACATTTTTCAGTAAGTTTAAGTATAATTCTTCTTGTAACAATGGAACATATTCAAAATATTCAAAAGTATTATTGTTTAGATATGACCGGATTTTAAAGTTTGTATTAAGAACAGAATGAAAATCTATAGAATTATCACAGTCAAAAGAATTTTTCAACTTTGTCATATACACGGCGTCAATTTGTAAATTGTTTATTGCATATTGATATATATCAGAACCCCCGCAAATAAATATTTTATCAATATTTTCATCTTTATTACAATCTTCAATTACCTTATCAATGGTATTTGATGATGATCTTGACACTTGGATTGTAAGTCTATGCTTATCATGACTCATTTGCAAGGATTTTGGTAAAGATTCGAATGTATTTTTTCCAACAATAAGAACATTTCTTTTATGTGTTTCACAATTTGAAGTTATTTTTTTAAAGTTTTCTAAGTCTTCTTTAACATTCCAAGGAATCGTTCGATTTTTTGAAATACCATAAGAGCAATCAACACATACAATTATATTTGTTTCTTTCATTGTTTATAATATTACAATAAATATTATGTTTAAATTTTTTTCTTTTGATATAATACAAATAATGGCCGGAATGAAAAATCTTGTCCCTCAATTACCAAAGGTAGGCGTACTTGTATACACCATGTTATTATTCTGGATGGTATCCGATTCAGCATATGCATTCACAGCAAGTAAGAAATTAACTACTGGTAAAGGCACAGATTCCTTAGTACATGGCGCTCTATTCCTTGCAGTTGTTGGACCTTTAACCCTCATTGTGCAACAACTTGTTAAAAAAGCATAAATTATTGAAAAATTAAATTTATATTAGATTATGGAAAAACAAATCGAAATAACAATGAAAAAAGCGTTTTGGGATTTGATTGCTACAGATTTAGAAGCTACTCCACAACGACATGAACATTTATGTAAACTTATAGAAGAAATAGGGGACAAATTCAAAAGTTTTACACCAAATAATAAAAAACTTAGAAATGAAATAGATGAATATATCGATTCCGAGTTTTTAAAAGGTTTATTCGAACATAAGACTTTTGAATCCAAGAACTTTCAAGGACTGGTTGAATATATAATGTGTAAGATACAAGAATATAGTTCACCTGCTCACGATAAAGAGATAAATGTATGGGTGAAAGAGACTCGAGATGACATGAATGTGAAATATAGTATATTTGTACCAAAGTTTTTAGAAAAGGTATATTATTTTTTAGAACTTATTGAAAACGAGATCAAACAATACATGGCAGAGAGGAGACAAAACTAGAAATTTCGCTAGGATCACTAGAAATTTCGCTAGGAACACTTGAATCACTATTAATGTCGCGAAAATTACTAGAAATTTCTGTTAATTCTTTGACCGAGTTGATTTTCATAAGAATATTACCAAATTTTTTACAGTACGGACAATCATCTACCAATTGATTTGTTGGTGGATGATTGTGTGTAATGGATCGTCTATTAGAAATTATTTTCTTTGCTTCTTTTTCAATAATTTTCTTAATCAATTTGTCAATTGTTATAAAAGCGTTTTCAAATATATCCATATTGTTTGTTTGGTAACTGTTGAATTCTTTATGTGGATTTTTCATTGACTTGGATGATGTTCTTTATAATATTTAGTTAATTGAGACCTTTGACAAGAATGAGGAGAATCCTTCAAATAACTGCTGGAACTAAAAGGTGTATAACTACCTTCAAAAAATAAATTATTATGCATTTCAGGACTTTCTACAGTTTGAGCAAAATCGATTTGTGATTTCCCGCAAATAGAGCTTTGGAAAGCAGTTTCCAACGGAGCACCGGTCATGTTATATAAGTTTAATAAAGAAAATAATTATTTATAAATTGTTATGATGAGAGCAAAAATAACATTTGAATGTGAAGATGAATCATTATTGAATATTATTCGTACACATGTAATAAGCTCAATTAACTGTAAACTTGAATGTTATGAAAATTTGAATAAAAGCCAATTTGAAAAAGAGATCAATTATATAGGATTGCAGCTTGAAAATCTAAAATATCCAACATTGAAGATTGCATCAAAATCATGTTCAAATGAACAATGTTCAATATGTTTAAACACCTATACGATTCCAGAAAAGATAAGAACACTCAATTGTGGACACAGTTTCCACAAACGGTGTATTGATAAATGGCTGAATCAAAATCAATCATGTCCAATTTGTAGACAAAATATATTCGTAATTAATTAATGGACGATAAACTGATAGCAAAATGCGCACAATATGCAAATTCAGCATATGATGATAGTTTCTGTACACCAACGTCAACATTTATAAACAACTTGGAAACAGATACGCAAGTTCATTTAGCAGTAATTGATGATTCAGTTGTTATTTCATTCAGAGGTACAACCAATTTAAGTGATTGGAAAACTGATTTCACTGTCATAAGAACGAAATCAAAATTGTTTTCAGAACTAGCACAAGTTCATGCAGGGTTCTTAAAAGCATATGAAAGTGTACGAACTGATATTCTCAATTTTCTTAAAGACAGCAATTTATTGAAAGTTGTATTAGGGTCTCATTCTTTAGGAGCAGCTTGCCAAACATTATGTGCACTTGATATTAAATTAACAAATCCAAAGATTCATGTAAGTAGTGTCAGTTTTGGAAGCCCCAGAGTCGGGAACATTGAATTTTGCAACCAGTTCAATAAAGAAGTTGATGTATCTTACAGGTGTGTATATGAAAGAGACCCAATAACCTACACACCAACCTTTGTAAGATTTCGACATGTTAAAGGTATGACAAAATATAACAAGAATGGTACATGTGTTCACAATGAGAAATATATTTTTCCATGTGGTTGCTGTATATCACATCACTCAATGGACTCCTACTGCAAGGTGACACAATATATTTGTGAAAAAACTGCAGGGGTAAATTCTGCGAGAGTTTAACCTAAAGAACATAGATGTACGTGTTTGAATATTTTTGCCAGTGTAAGTAGTATTTTGTGTCACTGTTCATTACTTCACCAACTGCAACTTATTATATTTTTTTATTAGTTCCTTAATTGTAATACTGCTTTCGAGCATGTCAAAACACTTAATCAATAATATGTCATAATCATTGAATTTAATTATGTTGGATTCTTTGATAGAATTAATCAACTCTTGCCGTTGGGATAAAATTTTGTCTTGATTGTAAATGTTCATTTTATACATTAATATTTTCATGATTTTTCTCTTCAAACACATATTCGAGTATCTACTCCATACAGCAGGCTTAGACAAAACAACTTTACTATTTTGTTTGAAATGATACGTTGGGATAATTATTGAAAATAGGATTGTGTCATTCATAAGTTCCCACATTTGATTAGTAAACATTTTAGTATACAAGTAATCACCGAATATAACAGAATTCATAATGCTAAAGTACGTGTTTAAATTTTCTTCAGCGTGAGCAAGATACGACTCAAATATGTGTATGGGTAAAGGTGTTATCTCGCACTTTGAAATTTTAAATTTTTCAACAATTGGGATATCTGGACATGTTAATTTTGTTATAATTTCACTATAATCAAAGGTTTGATCATACAAGTGTTTCGCATTTTGTGAGTCTAAATTATTGAGAAAAAACCTTATATCAGTAACATCATTAAAGTTTTTGATATTTGGAACATTCTTTTGTTCAAGTTTACAAACTCTTTTTGTGAATTTAAATAATTCTTTCGCTGAAGGCTTCATAACTGAACATAAATTATATGGAATTTTCATTTTATCAAAACTTCTTATAAATTCATTGGTAAACTTTGAATTGCAAGAAGTTATTACAACAGTATTAGTATGAATACATTTTGTATATATATACTGAAATATACTATTTAAATTTAAACTCTCATATATTTCAATATCTTCAATTATTAGAATTCTTTCTTTTTTAGAAATATTGATATTGTTTAGAATCTTCTCAAGCTTTTCAATTATATGTTTTGTACTGATACAATCTAAATCAACATCTATCAATTCTATATGTTTGTTATATTCATTCACAACATTCTTAATGATCGTAGTTTTTCCGCTTCCAATCGAACCTGATACTATATGAAAAATGTGTGAGTTTGATTGAATGTTGTTCAATAAATTACAACATGTTTCTTTGTTTCCTAAGATTTCTTCAAAACTTTGTGGAATGTATTTGAAAGATAACATGTTATTTAGAATATATTGTTTTTATTCTTTTAATTACACTTATACTGGTATTGCATCTTCAAAATATTCAAGATCACGGAATGCATATTTTGTCAAGTCAACGTTTGGCTTGGTGAGGACTTGAACAACTTTCCAAGATAGACCGAAACGCTTCGGAACAAAATATATTCCAACTAATTCTACTACTACTTGAATTTTGCATTTTTCCTTTAGATTACATAAAGGGACATGTTTTTTTGCATTATCGAATATAATTCCATCAAACTCTTTTCTCCCATTTTTGTCAACTATTGGAAATTTTGCAATAAGGTCAGATTGTTCATGTTCATTATACAAACCATCAATTACATCTCCTGAAAGTTTTTTCCCGTAAATAACTTCAGAATGTTTAACTATGTATTCTTTAATGGTGGCATAGATTTCCTCATGACTTAACCCTTTTGGTATACACATTTTGTCATTATCGATATTATATGCAAATGATTTTGATATGAATTGGATTTTTGAATTATCTTTTCTAGTTAAATTTATGGATTTTCCACCCATTGAGGTAGTTCTAATATTATGGAATACAATATCATCTTTAAAGGATAACATGATATTATACTACATGAATTTTTTTTCGGAATATAACGCTAAATAAATTAAAATGTATATTATAGATAATGTACACTCAAGCAAATAATGATTCTGCAAAGTACGAAAGATGCTCAACTCCTCATTTTTCAAATGTTTACCAAAACACACAACCGAAATACAATAATAAAGTTACAACAATATTTGTTGATAGCCGTGATAAAGACCCATCTATGAATGACTTTTCATACAGTATATATTTTGAGCATGATAGTTATAAATCGATATCAATATCATCAATTAAAAAAGTTTCAGAAATTACAATTAAAAATGTTTGTTTTCCCAAAGTCATGAATGAAGATTATGTTATTCTAGACATATCAGAATTGCAAGATAATATTATATCTACTGATAATTCTGGGTCTCATAGATCAACCGCAATAACATATTTTGATAGTAGTACTTTAGCGCCAGGTGAAAGAAAACCTTGTTATGTATGCTGTAACTCTTCAGCGAAATTAAATCCTGAAATTGATTTAAGTAAATTAACAGTCAAGTTTATGAAACATGGTGGAGATCTTGTCCAATTAACAGATACGAACAATGTATCACAGCATTCATTTACTCTTGAAATTGTACATTCTGAATAGATCCGTTATAGAATATGTAAATGAAATGGCATTGTGAATTAATAATTTTACAACAAATTGCCGTTCCCATTTATTTTTTACATCCTCCATCTATTTTTGCATTCAAGGCAAGTAATATAATTGGTCATAGGTTCATCTGCACTTCTAGTTTGTAAACTGTAATATTCAGTTTTTCTACTCTTACATTTTCTACATTGAAAAATACCTTCTTCTACGTTTTCATCTTTGAAATGTTTAGGATTCCAACTTTCGAAAATGTCACATGCTTCAAGGTTACCTACATTTTTACAACTGAACGATTTGTCCTTTATTTTTTGTAAAAAAGCATCATTTTCAAGGAATGATAATATATTTGTTGTTTTTTGTAAGTAAATGTGAACAAAACCAGGATCTTCCCAAGAATTGACGATATCATTATCTTTAGCGAATCTTATTGAGGCATTGTATAAACTTATTTCAATATTGATAGAAGTTTTAAGATCTACATATTTTGAAAAAAAACGTTTTGTTTTAATTCGCAGATCACTCATTTAAATATATCCTCGTTTATAATATTAAGTGCTATTCTTTTATGTCATTTTCGTACACCAACGCTCAAGTTGGATCAACATCAATTGCAAAAATATATTTCAACAATAAACCAATTCGTTTGGTGTTAAAGAACGCTGAAATAAAAAAGCCCATTTACCAGGCAAATTCAAAATGGTATATAAGTGTAAGTATTTTGGATAACTTTTCTAATTTTATAGGAGAACTCACCGAATATACGTCCAAAATTTTGAATAAAGACATCAAAATGTATAATGACCTCTTGGTCAAAATTCCTTTTCGTTACAAGAAATTTGAAATACCTTTTTATTCGAGAAATGATAGGTTAATCATTTATTCTGATTTTAAAACTAATGAGATTATTGATATTGACATTGAACTGATAGGATTTGACAAATGTTTCTTGTGGAAAGCATATTCAATTAAAAACAAAACTAGTTGATGATTTATGAACGATCTAGAAATTGAAACTTTAATTACAAGCAGGTGTTGTAATGTATTAATTCATGGATGTGTTTCCTCTGGAAAAAGAAAACTAGTGTCAAAATGCATGAATGTGATCGACAAAACATATTCCAGCACATCGTTCACTAGTAGTGAAATCAATAACAAATTGTATATATGTAGAAAGTCAGTAACTTTATTTGAGTTTGACGCTAGTTTGAATAATTTCAATGATGTTGTGTTTAAAATGTTAGAAACATTCATTTCTGGAGAATATTTAATTAAGACATGTAATGTAATTATATACAACGTACACTGTATCAAAAAAAGTTATCAAAAACAATTGACCAAACTAATAGATAAGTATCAAAATACATTTTACATATTCACTGCAACAAATACAACATCTATAGACATAAATTTCCTGAGTAGAGTGTTATGTTTGGGAAAAAGAAAAATGATACATAACAATATTTATACAATTAAAGCTATGAATCCATTAATAAATTTGTTAACTTCTAAAGAAGTAAACAAAACAATTATTTTTCAAATTAGAACTGAGTGTTATGCTCTTCTTAAAAATTGTTTCACCTTCAATGAAATAGCAAAAGAACTTCTGAAGTATTTTAGACATGAACATAGAATTCTTGAAATCATTCACGAAATTGAAATGCAACACACTAAGGGAAATAAAACAATATTCTATTTAGAGTATATGTGTATTTGTATTATGCGAGTGATAAATAATATGGTTTAATAATTATATGGATGAGTTAATAACAAAGTTAAACCAAAAAGATGAAATTGAAAAAGCGAAAGATAAACTAATTTTGTTAAAAATAGACAGCAAGTACACGAGAGTTGTCTTGTGTGCAGAAATGCTAGTTATGTTTCCAAATTGTGCAAAGATCAACGATTCAAAACTCTTGAACGAACTAATACAATCTGCTAAAACTGTGTACAATAATGCAAATAAAGACAATGTTATTCAATTATCAAAACTCATAGAGTCATGGAAACAAAATCATTTGAATGAATTGATAGAGGAAATAAAATCTTGCGAAGATTCTATTACACATTCGTTAAATAATCCATTAAATGATAATCTTGTGAATGATGGTTACAGTCATCAATTAAAGATGCTTGAAGTAGCAAAAGACTACTTTGTAAAAAAGAAAACAAAATGAACCAAAATCCAATCCAAAATTATGTTTTCAGTCGTGGTTTTTCTCATAATAATAAGATATAATGATAAAAATATATTGTAGATGTAAGGTATAAGAAATTTATCGCGGCTTATAATTTTATCGTAAATCAACATAAGCGAACACGACAAACTTAATGCATTGAACATATCACGCGATTCGACATCATGTTTTTTTGACATGAATGAAATCATTTTAATTATTGACGTCAATGTGAATATTTTTGCAGTATGTTCCAATATTTGACTTGAACTTCCTTTGTTCAACAGTAACAGTAATGGTAGAAGAACAAGTGTATAAAAATGCCAATTTTTGAATTTTTCTTTTTTGTCAGGGAGTTTTGAATGCAAAAAATCTACTTCCGGCGATTTCGGTTTTTCTAATATGAACCAAATAACAAACGGTAGAGCATATTCTATTTTCACATTAGACAACATATATAATAAATGAAATATTTTTATTATATCCCGAGTTTTGATTTAAACTTCTCCATGTCGGGAAGGTATCCAGAACACGTTTTCCCATTCACTTTGTTCACAAAAAATGGAACACCGTTTGCACCTTTTTCTTTATATTCTGTTTTTGCTGGTTCCTTCTCAGTATTTCTATAATCATACGGAAAATTATTTGAATCTAAAAACTTCTTCATATCCCTGCAATATGGACATGACATGCGTCCATAAAATATAATACTAGAATCTGAGAAACTTGCAAAAGCTTCTGTTTTATTCAATTCTTTCACTATATAACAAATTACAATCACTAGTGCCATGGTTTTTAAAACATTCTTCACGTTATTTTGTTTCATGTAATATAAAGATTATTTTATATTTTGCGGGAATATAGTAAAATAATCATTCATTATTAATATATATCAATGAATGGTCACCAAATGAGAATTCCAAGAGAAATTCATGAAGTAATTGTCACACAGTTAATGCATTTACCTCAGCAAAATCAAACTACACTAGATAGAGAATCAATGAGAAGATTATTAAATAATACAGTAGAATCTGAAAATGATTCAGAACAATGTCCAATATGTTTGGAGAACTTTGAAGAGGGAATGACAATTGTTGAAACACAGTGTAATCATAAATTTCATAATGCTTGTATTTCACGTTGGCTGCAAAATAATACAAGTTGTCCAGTCTGTAGAGAAAGTTTTTTAGAGCAAAGAGGAACAAATAAAATAAAGTTTGTATTTCCTAACAATTTTGAATTACATACAGAATGGAACCCTATATCAAATACAATTATTGACATATTTTTCTTTTTATCCCATTTCCCAACTACAGTTTCACACAACTATATTGAAATTCAACTAGGAACGAGGATATTTAAAAATAATGAACCTTATAACTCGTTGACAAAGTTTTTGTCTGAACTTGATTTGGTAGAATCGATAATTTGTAATGTGCAATACCGAACATGATTTTTATGTTATATATATAATAACATGCCTAAATCATCTGTTATAAATTTAGAACAATGGAAGAAAGCAGAAGAACAAAAGAAAAACTTTCTCAAACAAACGAAACAAATAGAAAAACAAAAACCAGGTTTAGGGAATAAACTAAGCAAGTTGGAAAAAGCAGAAGAACAAAAACGTAGGACAAATGCAAAAAAGTCTGTGTCTAAGAAGTTAGCACAAAAGTTGAAAAGTAAGTCTTGTAAGTTAGAATGTCCATACTGTGCAAAGCCGAAACATGTATTAAGAGCATTTAAATGCCGTCATCCTGTTTGTCAAGTCTGCTACAATTCTGGAATCAAATGCAAACATGTCAATTGTTATAAGAAGTAAATATCATTTAGGTTTTGGTCATGATTTGTTCAACTGGTATTGAGTTGTGTTCATTATACTTTGTCTCTAAAAATGCATTTTCTTGACATAAAGCACATGGAGAAGCGAATGTGTGAATAAAGAAATCATTATAGTTGCGTCCTTGTATGTTATATTTTTCTCTTAGTTTTGTTCTATTCGAACCGGCATAACAACCTGTTCCAATCATTCCTCCAAAAAGAGAAACTGCAGATAAATATGGCATTATGCCTGGAATTCCACTAAAAGCAATTATTGACATAACTTGACCTGAAACATTTGATGCAGTATAAGCAAAACATCCAGGTATACAACTTGAATTGATCTCTCCTTCTAAACTGCCTTGCTTTTGCTTATTCAATCCTGATAATATTGGTGGTGCCACTGCACCAACAATAAAAGTTTCATATGATATTTTATGTTGGAATGAATTTCCTAAAGATTCATACATTTGTATAATTTAATTACATAAAATATTTTATGTAATTTTTTGCAAACCCAACTTTTCTTTCTGACATTGGTTCAAATCATCAATAGTGAACTTAACACCATACTTTGATTCCAAAGTATCTAGTATATTTGCTCTTTGTTCTTGAGTCCCATATTCCCATATGTATGAAAATGTATTCTTTTGATTGATAATTTTATTCTCTATATTTGTTATTGAATTTTGCAACAATATCATATCATCATCTTCAAGAATGATGTCTATACTTTCATCCATTGCTATCGACAGTATCCCGAGTATGTCATTTTCTTTATAGGAATTGTTTAGTTTTGAAAACACTTTGTTACTTCCGCCTTTATCAGGATGCACAAACTTACAAATATGTTTGTACAAGCATTTAACCCTTTCATCTATAGTATGGAGTTCTTCCGTGTCCTCAGTGTTTTCTTCAATTTTGAACATTGAAAGCAAATTTTTAAAATCATTTTCAAATATACTTTTTAATTTTAAGTCTTCTTCTTTCAAATCTTTGAAATCTAATTGTAAATATCTGTATTTGTAAATAATCTTATCATATTTCATCTATATAAAAATTAAATATATATTTTCGCATTTTAAAACAATATCAGTTTATCAGTTTAAAATGTGAATGTGCTCCAGATGGGGCTCGAACCCATGATCTCAGCGTTGCCTTAGAAGATGTTACTCATCATGTCATACTTTCGTATAAGCACTGCGCATTAACCAACTATGCTACTGGAGCTTTTCACGTGGAACTTGCCACAACTAATTATATTATAAAATCTTTAAATGATTTTATAATGTATATAAATGAAATTGCCTGATTTACCAAAAGAAATACTTGATCTAATTGCAGCAAGTTTGCCTTTCAATAACCGTTGCAGATTGGCAAATACAACTAGAGAATTAAAAAGAACAATAGCATTAAGGACTGTAGATGGAAACCAATTACGTAAAGGAAAGAAATATTATGCAAAAAATAATAAATGGTGGAAATATGGGACTTTAATGAATTGCTCATCAAATGAATGTCAACTTAGAATCACACATAATGTAGATCCTAATGGAAGATCATACATTAATAATCCAGTTCGTGAAATAAGAGCAAACATAAAGAATGTTTATGGGAATCGTACACGTCCGTACAATCTACGCGAACCTCGTAAACCCTAAATCCAAAGGTAATAAATTGACATTTAAAATATTACGAGGTCATGAAAAATAAATATAAATTTGAACATAATCGAAAGCCGTAGATACCGTGGTTTTCAGTATATTTTCTAATAATAATAGGGATATCCATTACCTATTAGAGATGCAAATTCGACTTCTCTATCTTCAGATATTATACCTTTATTAACACTATCTTGAACAAGAGTTTGTTTCCCGATTAGGTATGCATAATACTCTTCTCTCTCTTCACATGTTTTTTGGTGCTGTGTTACTTGATCAACTCTTGAGAATGAATTATTACAAAATCTACAAGTAAGTTCATTACTGAACTTCATTATCCAGGGAGGTTTGTCGAGATAAATTTCTAATTTTCTTATGTCGTTTTCCTGTAAGTCCTCAAGTCCCTCACTTTCATTCTGTATTTCATCAACTTCTATGTCATTAGAATAGATTAAAATAGTAGATACTGTAGTCTTGAGTATATTTTCTATTGTTCCATGAAAATACTCAGAACCATATTCTTTACAGTGTTTTATATTTTTTGATAACTTAAGGTTTTCTATTAAATGTTTTTCAGCTTTATCACAGTCGCTAACAGAAAAAAGTGCTATTTGAATACTTCCTTTGGGATATCCAGAACATCGTTTACTACGACCACTTGAAGTCAATTCTTGTTTAGTTTTTCCAATTTTGTAAACAGATTTGTTTAATGATATAAACTCTCTAGTATGAATAACATATATGTATTCCATTTATTTTATAAAACAAACAAAGCTTTATGTTAATTGGTTAATGGTAGAGGAAAAAAAGAATATGTATATTATTTCAAAAAAAATTAAACAAAACAAATCTAGATTTTAAAGAATAAGAAATCAGGAGGGAACGTTCAAGATATCAAGTAAGATATTGTTCACGTGTTCAATGACATCATGTTTTGAAATATCTGATAATAGTTTATAATTTTTGTAGAGCATGTATACAATCAATTTTAGTTTTAAGTTTTGTGTACCCTTTAACTCTATTTAATTTTAAAGCTTCTTTTAATTGTTTGTATGTTTGTGTTCTTGTGTTGATAGATCCAGATACACTTGTTAGTTCTAGTATTTCAATCCCATGTGTTCTTCTTTCTTTAAATATTAAGCTACGGTTGTTAAACCATTCAAGACCATTTCTTTCGTTCTGCATTTGGAAAAATTCATATACTTGTTCAGCTGAATAGTATCTAATAAGCGAAGAGTTGGCATATTTCCATTTATATGCATGTTTAAGAATATCCAAATTAATCGATTTTTTAAGAATAACTAGTTGCAAATCGAAAGGAATGTCAGACCATTCCATATAAATGACAAATTATATTTACAAAAAAAAATAACCTAATATATAAATGACGTCCACAATTAGAAATTTCTTGATCGTAATTTTAGTTGCTATTGGTGCAACTGGATATGCTTCCTTCAAAGTATGGAAAGACAAACAAGAAAAACTAAATAAAAAATTGTCAGAAAATGAAAAACTTCCATTAACTTTCAAACAATTCATGAATGGCAGTGATAATAGCAAAATGGCAATAATTGTGGGTATGGCATCTGGAGTCATATTTGGATTTATAGACAACTTTGGTCTATTCACAGGAATGTCAATATTAGATCCAATTTTAAAGAAACTTCCTGGAGCTTCAGATCCAAATGTATTTGCCGGCTATGGAAATACATTTAGTGATGCAGTAGGTGCATTTTTGGGAACATTTGGAGGAAGAATAATATCTGACAAATTGAATAAAGATGAGTACCCTATTTGGACAGAAGCGGTAGGTATAATAATCGGTTGCTTAATTGGAATCGTTGCTGGAAAATTTGCTTCCGGAAAAAAAGTTATCAATTGAAAAGGTTTTTTCAAATTTGTGTTTGATGATGATTGTCAGAGTTGTTGTCCAAATAAGTGCAATTTTACTTGAATTAATAATTTTCATATAGTAATTCAAAATAAATTAAATTCTTCAGGCTGGATGTCTTCTTCTATATTGACAAGTGTTTTGTTAAATGTGAATATCCCGTTCGGAGTATTCTTATCTTTTCTCACTTGTAAAGGTTTCCATAAACGTTTGGAAATGAACTCACATTCAACTATACTTGATTTAACATCATCTTCGACGAGCATTGAATTTTCAAAAGTTAGTTTATTTAAAGTTTTTGATAGTTCACCATTCTTGTATAAATACAATTTTAACTTATCATCAACTTTAAAATCAATTGTGTTCTTATAACAAGGTTTCCATTTGAACATCGTTGAATGCGTTCCTACAATTATTTCTTTGTTGTCAGGCATCAGAATATATCCATCGTGTTTATAATTTAGTGTATTCAATGATTTACGAAAAGAGTCGATGTCCGTCAAATGAAATATTTGTTTCGTACTGAAAACATACTCATCACTTTCACGAGGATTGCATTCCTTTAAAAATTCATTGCATTTTGCGATTCGTTCAGAATAAGACAACGCTTTGTATGGTGTACCACGAGAACAAATACAATCAAAAAATAAAAATTCCTTTTTGTTGTCGTTATTTATAATCAACTCGCAATCAAATACAGAACCTTCATAGTAAGGTTTTTTAATTGACATGTTTATTAGAAATAATTGCAGGTTCCTATTTATTAATACACACCTTGGTTTATTATTTATAACTAGAATAACAATTAAGAATCTTAAACCATCACACTTGTTTGAAATATAATAATTTGAATTTAATTTTTTCAAATGCTTTCTCTCAATTGATATTGGTTGTGGACCAAGAAATTTTTGTGTGTACGGCAAATTACAAATTTTATACACGTCTTCAAGAACATTGGTTTCTGTAACAAAAGGTTTCATGTTAACATATTTAATGTTAAATTCTTTAAAACAATTAAATGTATATAATAGATCAGTTATGCCAAATACACTTGATTATTTTATATCTTTTGTGATATGCTTAATTCTATCAACATTATTTCATCAGATTCACAGACATTTTAAAGATAAAAATGCCGTCAATCCTGAGCAAAAAAACTACCTAAAGGAATGATGATAAAACCATTAAATGAAGTTTGAAACTTACGAGCAAATAATAAAAGATATTGAATCCATATATGTAAATTCGAACCCTTTAATGGTACCAGTTCAAACACTAACTGTCGAAATGAATAATTCTGAGTTGAATTCAGCATACGCAAAATGCCCAGTTTTAGTACACTTGAGAGGGAGGCAATTACAATATGAAGTTGAACTTATAACTAAATCATCGTAGTTGAAGTTGGTATTGACTGCAATTCCTGAGTATTCAATTTATGTTTATATAACAATATTATAAAATTCAAACTTAGTGAAATTATGAAGCCAATTATCAATATATTTGACCTAATTATACCTCCAAAAACTATCCAAAGCATGCTTTTGACACTATCAATTAATATAAGTTTGTTATTTGGTAAGAACTCTGAGCTTTTGCTTTCTTCATACAAAAAATAACCTTTTTCAAATAGGTTTGCAAACGATGCCGTTAAACCAAATGACATTGCAGTTGACATTTGCTATAATAAATTAAAAAAAGCACATAAAGGTTACGAAATAGTAGTTATAAATCAGCAACATCATGAACATCATTGAAAATGATGATGATGTTGTCAATTTTGAGACACCAACAAACTCTCCACGGGGAGAGCCAGTTTGTCCTGGGGCACCAAAAAAGATGATAAAGTGTGCAGGTTGTCGTGTAATGATCGAATGTGGTACTGGTGGAGAAAATCAACAAGCTCATATGGGGCCTGGTGGATGTTTGGAAGAGATATTTGATGATTTTGTTACAAGAAAACTTCCTATTCACTGAGTCTTTTTTTTCTTCATAACCAAATATCCATTGAAAAAACTATACTCTTTTTCTTCTTGAATCATATGTAAACATTCTTCCATATACTTTGATTTGTTATTTTTGTTGCAGAAATCATTGAAAGTTCCACCTTCAACAACTTCTAACCATTTCTGTGTATGATTGATAAAATAATGCGGAAATACCAAATATTCATGGCTATAAACACGCTTATTTTCCACTTTTTTCTTAGGTTGTTTATTGTCAAAGTACTTTGTACCAGATAACCAAACATCTATTTTCTTTTCAAAAGGATTTCCACTAACAATGTCTTCTATTGAATCCGTGATCTTTATGCTGTAAACTCCAGACTGTTTCAATTCATTTATACTATACTGGTTCATGATATTAAGAATTTGTTCACCATCTAAAAATGTAACAATGAAAATTCCCCCAGGTTTGAGCATTTTGTAAACGGCTTCTATGAAATTGTTGAAATATTTCATGTCTTCCCAGAAATAATGAAATGCAAAATGACATACAACAACATCAAATGATTGCTCTTGTTTCATGCTTGGATTTTTCATTTGTATTTTTTGAATCGTCCAATTCTTATCAGGCAATTTGAAAAATTTGTACCACTTACTATCATTTGCATTAACTTCGTAATCCATTTGTTTAATATCAACTGCAAAGACTTTTTTGACCTTGTGCTTTTTGTACTTCATATAATCGCCACCTGCCCCTGAACCAATGTCAAAAATAGATCGTCCAACCATATATTTTTTCACAAAATAGTCCTTAATTTTATTGTGATATACACGTAACCCACTTCTAATTTTTACTTTTTCAAAAGTTTTGATATCAATGTTTTCAGTTCTTGCAGTCCATGCATCATTCACAGAAAGGATATTATTTGGAAAAAGTTTATCTTCTCTAACTCTGGGAACACTTAACTTATCATTACTGTGATTTATTTTGAATTCCACAATTGCGCCGTCAGAAATATCATTAAATTGAGTGTCGGTTGGTTCGTATACGTCAGCCAATTTTCCCATCAGCAAATTTATTTTTGAATCACCTTTTTTGTTGAAAATAAATTTGCCATCTCCAAACTCTCCTTGGAAATTGAAAGTAGTGTAATTCCCTCTCCGAGAAAATCCAGCTATTGAAAGTTTCCAAGTTTTGTCTTTCTTTCTTGTTATTTCTAGATCAATTGTGTGATGATTTTTCCATTTGAATATATGCTTGTTGAAATAAGGTAAATCAATTGGTGTAAATATAAGTCCGTCAAATTTAGCTTGAGGATAAAGTTTTCCTCTATCATTCCAGAGCATTTGAGCATTTGCTCCAACATCATAATATTCATAATCTTTCATGACTAATTTTGTTTCACCAATATCATTAATGTCGGTTAATTTGTTTATTCTTGATTTCAAATCCAATTCACGAACATCTTCACCTGAATATATGAGAACGTCGAATATCATGTAAATGTTTTCACTCTCTAAAAATTCTCCATCAAGTAAAGTATTGCCCATTGGACTGGTTCCAATATATTCAAATTTTGTATTGAATTGAACTTTTGGTCTACCCACAAAGAACGATTCGTTAGAGTTTGAAATGAACAATAACTTTCTAATACCATCTGCCTTCAATGTAACAGCATAATTATTATTCAATCTTTTTTCTAAAACCTCTGATGTCAAGGCTCTAGGAATTGAACCAGGGAAACGCATATCATTACTCAAAAGTTTTGCATAATTTTTGGATATTTGTTGATGTTGTTTTATAGTAAAAAGTTTAGTTGCGTTTTGTATGAGTTTTAAAACTGTAAGAATTAAATTTGAAAAAATTGTTTCATTATTTGGTATGTTCAAATATTCAATTTCACATTCAAACAAGATTGAACTTTCTTTTTTTTCTAAAGAATTTTGTATTATTTTTGTCAAGTCAATGTTAACATCGCCGTTTGTATATGTAATTCTATCTCTTTTGCGTGTAACAGTGACAGTATTATCATTCCAAGTGATATTAGAATTATTAACGGGAATTTCTTTTGCTTCAGAAATTCGCAATTTGTATTCATCACTATCTAAAACCCTTACTCTTTTCTTCTTTTCATAATACGATCCTTTGGGTGTTGATATTTTTCGAATATTTTCAGAACCATATAAAACATCATCTTGAGAAGTCTGCTTCTTTTTCCAAAGATTTTTATTTTTTTTCAGATATTTTGCAATACGTGAGAAAGATTCATACGAAATCCCTTCTCTTGTATCAATATCCTTAAATCTGATTTCGAGTTCATTTTCTTTTTCGGCCTTTTTGGCGAACTTGTATAGTTCATCCATATATTATTATAACAATAAATTAATCCTTTAGGTGGAATTATTTATCGTTCCTGAATCTAAAAAAAGATACAAATTTTGGAATTCCGTACTTTGTTATATCTCTAAATTTGTAGGTGACAATTTTACCAATTATCGAATTGTCATAAAATTCTTCTCTCATTTGATTTGTGAAGCCAGTGCCAATTTTGAATTGTGCTTTTGTCTTCAAATTTTCAACTTTTAAAGCACCCATCATACCTTCGTACTTACCAGTACCTTCTTGAACACCTATTATCTTTGCTTCAGCATCATGCACAGGTTTGTGCTTCAGCAATAATTTACTTCTCTTTTGTTCATAACCACTTGAAGGGAATCTCAACATAACACCTTCACCTTTATTTGAAACAATTTCTTTGAAAAACATATTGAAATGCGCTTTAGAAATTATTTTAGTTTGAGGTGCAATTTTGATAAAACTGGTTTTAGGAATCTGAGATTTCATAATATTGTACCTCTCGGTAAAAATTCCCGAAACAGGAGCGTCAAAAACCATATATATTATTTTTTGCCACTCAACATCAACTGGTATTAGTTTTCTGACAAAAGAACTTGTTGCCTCAAAACCTGATCTACCAGAGAATAATTCACCATCTAACGGAAATCCTGATGGAAGTTTGTCAATAAACCATTTAGGCGCATGAATGTCTTTATTTTGACGAGTCTTAAGTTTTGAACCAGTCCATATAGCTCTAATTCCATCGTATTTTTCGGAAACAAGCATTCCTGTCGGGTCATTTTTTACATCATAGACACTAGCTAACATGACACCTTTCGAAACATCGAATGAGCGTTTTACTGACGACATCGACATCGCCATATATATATATTACTTTTTTTTTTCTTTCATGTTTTGCTAATTCGAATGGAATCATCTATAAATTCAACAATTGTCTTTTTATTTACATATTGTGCTTTTGTTTTATGTTTTCCATTAATTGTGTCAATGCATATGTTGATGGCCTTGTGTCTTGCTTCTGGAATAATTTGCTTCCACCACCAAGTTTCATTGATTATTTCACTATATGAATATTCGTTTTTTTTGGTTGAGTTTGGATCAAGATTATTCGAATTCATAGTTTTAACTGTTTCTGATAATTTGTATAATCCTTCAATAAATCTGCTATCAAATTTATTCATAAATGGAACAATTGAATCTCGTATTTGTCCTCTCTGACTCCATTTTGGGGTGCTGTCGTATAAATATGGGATGCTGTGTTCGTGAGAAAATGAATATATTTCTTGTTTTGTTATGGTTAGCATCGGTCTAAATAAGTTAACTTCTCGATCAATTCCATCTTCAACCATACCCTTTAGATTGTATATTCTTGTCTGCCCGCATATATTTGTTATAATATTTTCGACAGTATCATCTTTGTTATGTCCTAATACGACTGGACAGTCAAATTGTTTATAGCAGTTGAACCTAATATTTTTAGTAATTTGTTCGTAGAATGTTCTGTCATGATTTCGTTTTCTGGATATTTCATCAATTTTCCTGATATAACATGGAATATTCAAATGAATACACCAGTGTCTAACAAACTGTTCCTCTGAGTAACTTGTATCTCTATTGTTATAATTTATATGCATTGCAATTATTTCGTTTCCTGGAAAAAGTAATTTCATGATGAATGAGCAAACCATTGAATCAACGCCACCAGACAATGAAATGAGGATTTTTCTGTGAATTTCTAAATGTCGGAATAAATTTGGAATTTTCAATGATTTAAATGAGTTTGAAACATTTTCCAAATCGGACCAATAGTCACAAATCTTTTTAAAAACCGAAAAACTTGATATCTGTTCTGCGTCTTTCAAAATTGCAGGACATGCTTTGGCATAACATTTAACACTATATTCGAAAAAACGTTTATAATGTTTATTGAACGGATCTGATAATTTATATTCTTGAACTCTATCGATTGCTTGTTTAATGTAATTCTTTTGAAACGTATGACGCAAAGGCATTAAGAAAAATACTCTACCAACTGGGCAATAATTCAAATCGATATCCAAATTTAACCAATGCAGACATTTCCATAAAACCTTATCATAATTTGGTTTGAAATCAACATAGTATCTTGCCATATGCCTTTGCAATTGATCATTGATTAGAATATATTCCAAAGGATCTTCTATTTTGGTGTATAATAAATTTCCATATGTTTTACAAATATACGCATCATCTTCAATTGTTGAATTAAACCAATATGTCTTATTATTTAACCAAAATTCTGTGAATGCCATTTACTTTATATGATAATCTGATCTTTATACTTATTTATCGTATTGATGAAATTAAATTCACATAAAGAATATGAAATTTACTTAAATAGAATAAGTATGCAATGGTCAAACGATGAGCATTTGCTATTTTTAAAAGGATTGGAAATTTATGGAAAAGGAGATTGGAAAGGCATAAGCAAGAGTCTTGTGTTAACTCGCACTCCTGTGCAAGTTGCGAGTCATGCACAAAAATACTTTTTAAGAAAAGAAAAACTAAAGATGTGTAATACAAAATTGAGAAAGTCTATATTCGACCTAGAAAAAAAGAAAAATCAAAATTCAAATATTATCAAACCTTCACTAAAATTTTATGATAAAACATTCATAAATAAAATATTATTAAAAATTGCATCAGATAAAATTAATTTTAATAATAATGAATCACTATCATTCAAAATGCCACCATTGTGAGGTTACATTTATCAGAGGAAAGCAAACTTGTAAAAACTGCAAATTATTATTTTGTGACAAATGTATTAATAAAGAATTATTATGCCCTTTATGTATGTTAAGGACTTTATTTGAATATAATAGGGTTGTACCATCTAAACCAATTAAAATTCCTACAAATAAAAATAAGAAAATATTATATGACCAATATTAAATATATTAGAATATTAAAATAAATTGCATATTAATGAGTCATATACTTGTTAATTGCAATGGCTGCAATTGTTTTATCATTACATTTATCAGAGGAAAACGAAGTTGTGAAAAATGTCAATTATTATTTTGTGATAAATGTATAAGTAGTAAAAATAAACATTGTGTGCTGTGTAATTTAAAGAATATATTAGAATATAACAGAGTTGTTCAACATTACATACCTTCCAAACCAATAAAAATCCCTGAGTATTTTAGAAAGTCCTTATATTAATTAATATAAAGACTTGAGTATATGAAGTATTAGCAATACATGAAATGTCAGAAATTGATAAAATTCAGTTTGGAATCGTAAGTGCTGAATATATCAAACAAAGTTCAGTTGTTGAGGTAACAACGCATGAGTTATACGAGAAAAATGTTCCGAAATCAGGAGGACCAAATGATTTACGTCTAGGTACAGTTGATAGAAGTTATCTTTGTCAAACATGTAAAGGCGATGCATTAAAATGCCCAGGCCATTTTGGACACATTGTGTTGGCGCAACCAATGTATCATATATCATTTATAAAAACAGTGACGAAGGTTTTGCAAAGTATATGTTTTCATTGTTCTAGATTAAAATGTGAAATAAGTAATGTTCCAAAAGGTGCAACTAATTCATATAAATTTAAAATGAATACTGATTTGTGCAAATCTAAATCAAAGTGTTTTTATTGTGAAGAAGTTCAGCCTAAAATACTATTAGAATCATTAAGGATTACAGTAGATGGTGAACTCTTGTCTGCAAAAAAGGCATATGAGATGTTATGTATGATTCCAAAAGAAGATTATGAATTATTGGGATTCAACGCTCAACATTCTAAACCACAAGATATGATTATTACGGTTTTGACAGTGCCTCCGCCACATGTACGGCCATCTGTTATGATGGATGCATCCATGAGAAGTCAAGACGACTTAACCCATAAACTTTGTGATATATTGAAAGCAAATGCAAACTTATACAAACAACTAAATAATGATAATCCTCAAATTGTTGCTGAATTTGTAAATTATTTACAGTTTCATGTTACCACATATATCGACAATAACATTCCTGGACAACCTCAGGCTACACAAAGAACTGGTAGACCATTGAAAGCTATATGCCAAAGGTTGAAATCAAAAGAAGGGAGAGTAAGAGGTAATATTATGGGGAAGAGAGTTGATTACTCTGCTCGTACAGTTATTACAGCTGACCCATTAATAGATTTGGATCAATTAGGAGTACCTTTCAAAATGACAAGTAACTTGACTTTTCCAGAGAAAGTTACTAATTTTAATAAACATATTTTACAGGAGTATGTAAAAACTGGACCTGAAGTTCAATTCGGTACAATTGGTGCAAAATATGTAGATACTAAAGCTGGTGTTCAAAAAGATTTACGTTTTGTTAAAGATACTCTCACTCTTGAAATAGGAGATGTTGTCCATAGACATTTGAAAGACGGAGATGTAGTGTTGTTCAACAGACAACCTAGTCTTCATAAAATGTCAATGATGGCGCATAAGATTGTAGTGATGCAAGGTGAGACTTTCAGGATGAATCTTTCAGCGACTACGCCTTATAACGCTGACTTCGATTAGTACTTGGTCGAAAACAGGAGGCCTGAAAAGGGTGAAACCTCCTAGTCGCGAGAGCGGCGACATACCTTGAAGCGGGAAACCCCTTAGAGCCTTATTTACCACCTTTTATGGGAAACTGTAAAAGGGAACACGGTTAATAGCCGTACCCAATGGTAATAATAATAAGGATTGGGCGAAATTTTACGAAATTTTGTCCTGATGGGCAATCCGCAGTGTGACTACCTAAGTTCGTTTGGCAGAATATGGTAGCCCTTCATCGACTGAACGGGTATGGGTGAACAATGAAGAGCGGCAATTGTCTTCGACAACTGCCTTGGGAAACCCTCTGGGTTTCCTAAAGGAAATTAACGTAGTTAATTGCCATAGCCACTCTGAGTTTGCTTAAGATACAGTCAGGCCTATATGGAAACATATAGGAACAACCGGGAGACGAAATGAACATACATGTACCTCAGACGCAATTGACAAAGGCTGAGTTATTGGAAATTATGTTAATATCAAAAAATATAGTATCACCACAAAGCAACAAGCCTGTTATAGGAATTGTGCAAGATGCTTTGCTGGGATGTTTTAGAATTGCACACAAAGATGTGTTTTTGACAAAGGCAGAATTTATGAATATTATGATGGCTTTGAGGGATACAAACTTCAAAGTACCAACACCTGCAATCCTTCTTCCAGAACCGCTTTGGACTGGGAAACAAGTTTATGATTTGATATTGCCTGATATAAACTTTAACAGAAACTGCAGCTTCCACGCAGAAGGAGATACAAAATCATTTTCTAAAGATGATTCAGAAGTAATTATTCGTAAGGGAAAGCTTCTTAGTGGTCAAATGTGCAAGAAATCGTTGGGAACATCAGAAGGATCAATTATTCATACAATATGGCTTCAACATGGTTCAGAGCAAGCAAATAGATTCATATCTGGTATACAATTTCTAGTAAATAGTTGGTTAGTAAATACTGGATTTTCTATTGGTGCGGTGGATATATTTACAAAAACAGACATTCAAGATAAGGTTAAAAATTGTATAGTGGATGCAAAAGAAAAAGCTAAGCAAATTATTCAAGTAGGACAGAGAAACAATTTGAAACGTAGTCAATATGAAAGTAAAATCAATCAAGTTATGAATAATGCAATGTCTGCTTCAGGAAAGACAGTTCAAGATGAAATTAATCAAAATAACAATATCCATACAATGGTTACAGGAGGTTCTAAAGGTTCAATTATTAATATTGCTCAGATAATGGCTTGCGTAGGACAACAAAATGTTGGTGGTAAGAGGGTCGAGATGGGTTATATGGATAGAGTATTACCTCATTTTGAAGCAGGTAATTTAGGACCAGAAGCCAAGGGGTTTGTTGAAAATTCTTACAAAACTGGTCTCAAACCTCACGAATTCTTTTACCATGCAATGGGTGGACGCGAAGGGATCATCGATACAGCTATTAAATCTGTTACTGGAGACACTGGTATTGTGTACAATAGAAACGGAATTACCTGTAAACAAAACATTGGTGATCTTATTGATGATCTGTTAGACTCAAATAAAGAAAAAATTAAGTATCATGATTCGAGTCAAGCTAACATGGAACTGTTGGATGTGTCAGAACATGATATTTATATACCCACAACTACCAATGAAGGAAAAGTAAGCTGGGAAAAAATACAAAATATAAGTAGACATGACCCAAGTGAAATGATTTATATAATTGAAACAAAATATGGAAGAAATGTTAAAGTTGTTGAATCGAAATCTCTTCTCATATGGAATAAGGAGATTGAAGAATTTGAACCGAAATTATCAAAAGAAGTAAAAATTGGCGATTTTGTTCCAGTTACACACAATCTTCCTAATTTTAATGAAATATCTAGCATAGACATGACTAAATACTTAAATAAAAATGAATTTATTTATGGAACTGATTTCAATATCGCTCATAATTTGATATTTGATGTACATGATGGAAACGTTCCTCGGTTTTGGTGGGGAAAGAACAATGGGACAACATTCACTCTTCCATATGAACATGCCCACAGAATGCTCAGAGTTGATAGAAGATCAAACATTTCCAACATAAAAGATGGTTTTATTTTCCCATATCGAGGAAAGAGAACTGAAGCAATGATTCCTGATACATTTGAATTAACCAGAGAAAACGGATTTTTCTTGGGAATTTATATTGCGGAAGGTTGTTCTCATATTAAATCTGGTAAGGTACAAATATCAAACAATGAAGTTGAAATTCAAAAAATAGTCACTGCATGGTTTGACAACCACAATATTAAAAGTAAATTGTATTCTGAAAAGAAAACTCATGGAACTTCAAATGATAATCAAGGATATTCAACTGTACTAGCAAAATTTCTGATTATGTTTGTTGGACATGGAGCTCAAAATAAACGTATTCCGTCAGAAGTATTTTCTGCTCCAGATATTTTTGTCAAGGGACTTCTAGATGGATATTTTAGTGGTGATGGTTGCATCACGAAGAATTCTATTGAAGCAAGTTCTGCATCTTACGAGTTGATTGAGGGAATATCCATGCTTTTATCAAGATTTGGTATATTTTCAAAAACATATCATACTGAGTTGAAATCTAACAACTTTGGAACTAAAAATATCCTTACATCTTACAGATTAACTGTCAGGTCTAACTTTGCAGTTAAGTTGTCTGAAACCATTAAATTAACCCATATACAAAAACAAGAGAAATTAGATTTAATAAGGAATTCTAAAACAATATTAAAATATGAACATTTGTTTGATACACGTAATGACGTCATTTTAGATGAAATCAGCAAGATAACAATTATAAATTCAACTAATTTCCCTAAGGTTTATGACTTTACAGTTCCTTCAACTCTTAATTTTGGCTTGTCAAATGGTTTACACGTATACGATACTTCAGAAACTGGATATATCCAAAGGAAGCTTATCAAATCAATGGAAGATATTGGAGTTGTCGCTGACGGTACAGTGAGGAACTCAATTGGAGATATTGTGCAATATATGTATGGAGAAGACGGAATGGATGCAACATATTTAGTCACTGAATCAATTGACACTTGTAGTGAAAACTTTGACTGTAGATTTGTACATGGAAATGCACCAATTCAAGAGATTGAAGAATTAAAATCAGCATTTGAAAATCTAAAGAATTTCAAACATAAATCTTTCAAATCACCAATCAATATGAAAATGATTAAACCATATTTCAAATCAGAATATTCAGAAACTGCTGAGTTCCCAGATTCTCAATACATATTTGATAACATACAAAAAGTCTGCACATCATTCACAATATTCAACAAAACAAATCCTATTCATAGTGAAATGGAAACTGCTGGATTGTCTCTGATTAAATTCTATACCAGAACAATTCTTGCATCAAAGGTTGTTCTTTCAAAGAATTGGACTAAAGAATATTTCATTTATGTCTGTGATTGTTTTATGAAACAGTTCAATTGTGCAACTGCAAAAAATGGTGAAATGATCGGCACTGTAGCAGCCCAGTCAGTTGGCGAGGTTACCACTCAATTGACTCTCAATACCTTTCATACAGCAGGGGTAAGTGCAAAGAATGTGACATTAGGTGTACCAAGGTTCAAAGAGATAATCAATGTTGCGAAGAACATGAAAGCCCCTTCTATGGTTTTGTATTTGAAGGAAGGAAATAATCCAGAGAAGATAGCAGAAGAGATAGAGTATACTACACTTTCAATGATGAAGGAGAAAATGAATGTGGTGCCAAAGGATACAAGTAGTATATATTTTGAATTACAAGAAAGTGAGACAGAATATGTAGATTATATGGTAAGATATACATTAGATAGGGATAAAGTAAGAGACAAAGGAGCAAGTTTATTGAAAATATCAGTAAACTTGATGAAAGAATACAATGAGAATATACTTGTTCTGTATAACGATAACATATTAGATGTATATATTATCAAACCAGAAGAACAAGAACTAACAAGGAATGATGTATTCATATTAGGAAATAAAATCCAACATACAACAGTTTATGGAAATTCAGGTATTACAAAAACATATGTAAATTCACCAGATGACGTTGTAATTGAAACTGAAGGATCTTGTTTGTTTTCATTTATTGATGATCCTCGATTTGATTTCAGTAAATGCATTTCAAATAATATAATTGAAGTAAAGGAGATACTTGGAATAGAAGCAGCTCGTGCGATTTTGATAGAAGAACTTCGAAAAGTAATAGAATTTGATGGAGGGTATGTAAATTTGAGGCACTTCTATCTTTTAGCAGATACGATGACATATAGAGGAGATTTGATGTCAATAACTAGACATGGGATAAACAGAGGAGAAACAGGACCACTTATGAAATGTTCTTTTGAAGAAACTGTTGATGTATTAGTTGATGCTGCAGTTCATTCAGACATAGATAAGTTGTCCGGAGTGACTGAAAATGTGTGTGTTGGTAAAATGGCACGTATAGGAACTGGTAATTTTGATCTCATTCATGATTTTGAAACTAACTCAAAGTCTTCTAAACTTAATGAAGAAGACTATATTGAAAGTACATTGGATACATCTGACAGTGATGATGAATATATAGAAAGCTATATTTCGGATTCAGATTAATTTCCTTGTTATAGTATGAATAAAGAAGACCATGCAAAAATTAAGAGAGCATACATAAAATTATATACTGGGAGAAAAAATCCAAGAATCAAAACTATTGGTAGACACAAAATCAAAGTTATGAAAGGTATTACAGGAATTGTAAGTTCAGAAAAAATTCATGGTTACATAATTGATGGTGTCAAATTCGAAAAAAAATAAATCATACATTATGGACCCCGAATGCTTTAGTAAATGCCCTGTAACAGTTCCTCCTAGAACTGTATATGATGAAGCTGATTTATGCAATCCTATTATAACTAATATACCAAAACATTGTAATAATCCACTGCCAAATAAGAAAAAAGTAGAAAAATTTGAAAAACCTTCAAATAACTCTTTAAGCATTGCTTTACTACTATTAATATCCATAGTTTTAACAAAAAAAATGTTGCAATAAAGTATGAAGTGTAATACAATATTTTCAATAATAGTTATATTTTTGTTAATATGTTTGTTATTAATGGAAAATAAAGAAAATTTTGTTAATAATCGTAACCAAATTGAATATAAAAGCTCAGAATTCAAATCAAAAAAAGATGCAGTAATTTCTGTAAGAGATAGTTGGAAAAATATTGCAAAAACAAATGCACGAAAATGCAGAATGGGCAAATACAGAAATGATTCAATATGCGATCCTCCAGATCCACAAACAAAACAAACAAACAAATGTAAACAAGTTGTAAACAATTGTAAAGCATCTTTTTATAATTTATGTTCAGGAGAAGTTGGAAATCAATATCAATTATCAAATGATGTAAATGATAGTTGGAAAAATATTGCTCCCCTAAATGCACGAATTTGTAGAATGGGATTACACAGGAATAAATCAATTTGCGATCCTCCAGATGATATGGGACAAACTCAAAAATGTCAAAGTGTCTTAACAAATTGTTTAGCAACACAGCGAAATGTGTGTAATTATGAAATGAAAGGTGAAGATGATAAAATTGAAAGACAAATAAACACCATTAATGAAAATGAAATTTCAACACAATTACAAGAAATTCATGAATTTAGGATAGTTTATGCAAGACCAGCCAATTTGCCATCTGATACCGGAAATATGAAATCACATATTGAAAAAATCAATAAAATTATTGCAAAAATACAGAATAACATAGATAAACAAACAAACTACAAATTTAAAATAAATCCTCAGATTTATGTTGTTAATAGGACTGGTTTGTATGAATATGACTTTAATGGCAATAAAGTTTCTGGACCAAAAAAGAATTCTGCTGGAAAAGATGTTATGAAGTTCATGTTAACCGACGACCAACTTGTAAAGCATCCAGATCCTAAACATACAATACATAGATTGAAAAACTACTTGAAATCTCTTGATGATGCCAACTCAAAGAGCAACATTGATCATTATAATTCACAAATTCAAGATCAATTTGTCCTTCCTGCAAATGATACAAATTACAGAACTTGTTCACTTAAAAATGCTCAAGCACAATATGACAATGGTGTATCAACACTAGGTGACAGATGTTCAAATTATCTTTTATTGAACGAAGTTCCAAAGATTAATGAAAATACAAACAATGAGTTCAATACCCCTGGTACTAAATACTTTGTATTTTATGAAGGTGGTGGTTCTGTATGCTTTTCTTCAGAATATGCTTCTGAAAATTCTGCATATAAAACAAATTATACTAATTACGCTATGTATGCTATGCAAGGTCTAGAATATATTTCGTATTATGATGAAGGTTTTAATTCGCCAAGAATAAGCACTGGTAGGAAACTAGATAAAATGCCGATGTATTATAGAAGAAAATTACTTAACGGAATCGACTTTACTAAAGAGGATTTGAAAAAAATTGAGATTTATATTCAAGACAATTTTATGCATGGTAAATATGACAATGACAGCTTACTTGCAGTAAACCAAAAATTTAAAAAAATAGTAAGCAATAATAAATGTTCCACTTCAGATTCAAATACAGAATTGGATGGAAGAATGGGTAAAGTTGAAACTGCTATAACACACGAATTATTTCATTTGTTAGGACTTGTTAAAAGCGAAAATAAACATCATTCTGGTGACTGGGGGCTTGGTCATTTACATCAAACCAATGGAAATAAAAAGGATGTTTTGTTTTCAGGACATAATTGGAATTATTCCGCTGGTGAAATAGATTCATCTTGCAATTTAGAAATGTGCGATCCTAAACAAAAAAACAGTTTTGAGGATGGTGGAAGTTGTGATGGTTGTGCATATTCTCACAATATAAAGCATGATCCAAGAGTTTCAAAATATTTTTCAAAATAGTATACTAAAATTTACAAATTTACAAAAAAATAAATAAATTATATAAAATTTATACATTATATTTATTTTTATATGTTTAACTTAATTTATGATTTTATCATAATTTATGAGTTTATAAATGCAATTTGATTATACCATTCTGAGCCTTGTTTGCTAAGAATAATAAAGTTGCTATTTTCTACCATAAGTTTCCATAAGTTTCCTAAGTCTCTTGTTGTGGTTGAATTTATTACTGATGATGTTTCAAATTCTGGTATAATGATCACTTGTTCAAAACTTCCTGTCTCATCAGTGTAAATGAATTTGAATTGCTCACCTTCTTCATCTGGGAATAATATTCTCCAATGAGCACCAATATTTACACCATCGACGTTTCCTGCTACAGATGTCATAGATGAATCTATTGTTGGAATTATTCTAGCTTGTGTTTCATACGCGATTCCATCATTAGTGTTCGTGTAATCAAACATCAATGAATTATCTGTTTGATCTTCTTGTATTGTCCAATATATATTTCTTGTACTTGTTTCATAAATATTCAATTTACTTGTATATCTATCACTTTCTGAATATGTAATTGACAATGCCCATTTTTTAATTGTTTCGAGAACATCATCTACTTCAATTATTCCTGATTCATTTATATCTCCTGCCAATCTTGCCTCAAAACTTAAATAAATTCCACCAGTTGCCCAATCCTTAATATTTGACAATATATCATCGGAACCAACTGATCCATCACCTGATGTGTCACCGCTTGATATCAAAAAAAAAGGTGAACTGATCAAGTTTCTTCTGGGTAATGAGAATCTGCTTATTTGTCTAGAAGATCCACCTGTGCTTATAGTTGCATTAGTTTCATCTACTAAAACACCACCATTTAACACTTTGAACTCATCTAAAGTTGCATTATTTAATGATCCAGTTACAACTGTTGTGAATCTAATCTTAGCGTCCAGGTTACTTTGATCAACATTCGATATTGATATTGTTATTGATCCTGTATTTTGTACAATGTATACTGCTGGTCCGCTGTATGGTGCCATTTGTTGGAACGACATTGCCCCAATCATAAACTCACTTGCCCATACATTTGATGCATCAATCCAGTAATCTATCGATGCTTTTGGAACTGTAAATAAACTTGCTACAGATTGATCTTGAACAAGTGATCCATCATTCAATGCTAATCCATTTAATGTTGTTTTGATTGCAAAATATCCTGGTACTGCTGTTGTAGGTTGGATTTGGTAACTTAAATTGTTGTTTGCTAACGAAATGTTGACATTACTATCAACTGGAAGAGGTGTTGGAGTTGGAGTTGGAGTTGGTGTTGGTGTTGGTGTTGGTGTTGGTGTTGGTGTTGGTGTTGGAGTTGGAGTTGGAGTTGGAGTTGGTGTTGGTGT